CCTTTTCTGTTATACCTATTCTATTACTTCCAACCCACCAGCCAGCGTTGGTACGGGTAGGGTCAAAGAGCTTAATCATTTGGGGACCAGAATTAACATTAAATTCCCATCCCGCTGTTTCATTCATGTCGCTCTGGAGCTTTTCAATATGGGGTGTCATTCGCACCATTGCACGCTCTGCTTCATCCAGGTCGACTCGTATTCCCTTCATCTGAGACTCTATGATTACAGGCATACAGCGACGTTCAAGTTGCTCAATTTGCCCTAGATGTTGTCGTTTAATTTCCTCTTGTTGCCATTCCCATAACTCTAGGGTAATGATCGCATCCCATGTTGCATACCCTTTAGCCTCGTCATAAGGTAAATCAGCTATGTTCTCAATATCGATTTCTAGTTTACCCTTACCTATATACTTTCGACATAGATAATCTAGACTGTAACCCCCGGGTTTCTTCTGTCTATTCCAAGGGAATACTGATGCTTCATGTTCATTGATGAGACAAGCTCGAACCACTGTATCATCTAGTAAATGTAGGGGAACGTAAATCCCGGCAACAGCCGACATGCTGGCGTCAAAGGGTGCGTTATGGCAAATGATGGTGGTTTGATTCCCACGACGTTGGAGCGCGTCGAATTCATCATTTAGCCACTCCCTGGCTTTCGGCTGCCGCCGGAAATCGAAGTACCACGAATCACCGGGTACAGCTATTGAGCAAGCAAAGGCTTTATCAATAGGATAGCGTAATCCGGTCGTCTCCGTATCGTACGAAAAGTACGGGTATTGACGGAGATCGGGGTACATTAGAACGGTATGTCGTCGTCTAAATCCTCCTGACTTGACAGTACACTTGGTATCGGCACATCGTCAGGTTGATTCTCCTTCGCAGTAAAGGCTAAGCTAAAATATCTGCCTGTTTTGGTCTTGAGGTCATTGACCCATGCAGAAATCCATGTATCAAAAACCTTGTTACAATGAGGGCACCTTAGCCTTGCATCACCCTTGTGGTCGGGTTGACTCTCTGTTTCCTTTCGATCATTTTTGAAGATCGAACCCTTATCGGGATTGTGCTCAAACGCCATAATTGGCTCCTGTTAAAAGCGGGGTCCCGAGGTCGGGACCCCAAGTTCTCTACATTTTATCGTCTTCCTTCGTTTCGTTATCCACTTTGGGTGCGCCGCGCTCTACGTCGCGTTGTCCGGATATAACACTCTCATACAGGGCCTCTGCTTGCGCATAGACTCCCTCCGAGACGAATCCGAGTTGCTCAACCTTCCAGTTGAAGTAATCCTGCCCAGCCGCATTTTGCGCGGTGATTGCTGAAAGCTTATAGTAGCGCTCCCAACGGTCACCACCCGCGATGCGGATTTGACTGTTGAACTGTCTGGACGGTTTCAACTGCGATCGGGACATTGAGATAACGATCTCAGTAGCCCGTGGGTTATCGGCTGGTGAGTTGGGGTCCAATAACAATCCAAAGTGCTGGGCTGTGTCTTGAACTTCGAGTACTGGTTCTCCTTTCTCGGTCTCTTGACCGGCGTTAGGATGGTCGGCAACTGCTTCTACAGCAGCTTCTTGAGTCGGAAAAGCTCCAACAAAGCCGCCTCCAGCATCCCGATTCTTCCATACTACCCACTCCATACGGAAGTACACTGGTATATACAACACGGACTCGGGATAAAGTTCGTTCGTGACTGTATTAAACAGCATACCTACCTCAGCACCTTTAATGTACTCAGCTTTGTTTTTCTTGTGCTGAGGACTCAGGTCATGAATTATTGACAGCCGGGGTATCGTGAGGTCTTGTATGCCGACCTCTTCCGAGCCTCGGGTACCTTCCTGATCTTCCATCCACGAAGGCCTCTCTGCCAAATCCGTATTGGCCGCTACTGTTACTTCTTTACCTTTAGCCATTTTACTTTCTCCTACTTATTGTTTACTATTTATCACCTATCACTTAGTCCTACTTATGGCGAGGACAATTGCCATGTAAACTGGGGCGGGGCGGCTCAGCTCGTACAGAGCCGCCCCTTGTCCTAATTGACCGCGCCGGGAGGACCAAGACCGGGACACAGGAGCCGTTAGGCTTTGCGGAGCGAGGCAACGTCATATGCCGAGATTTCCAAGAGTTCATTGGGATATGGCTCCCCTTCCCTCATTTGTTCTCGAATGTACGCCGCCAAAGTGCTGGAGTTCACCGTCTCGGTGATTATATCGGCTGAGTCGTGTTTCCGCAACCAATCCCAGAGTTCCAGCTTGTTTTCGGGGGGAGTTTTCACGCTGACCTGTGGGATTACCAGCAACTGTTTTTTCGTCCCATCCGGCAAAATTACCGTGATGTTCTGAATTTGATCTCGTTCGAATCGACGTGGGATCACTGTTCGGGTTATAAAACATACCTCGTCCCAAGCTTTACCTGTCTCAGTCTTTGCCCACGCATGTTTATCCTGCGCTATAAGCATTGCTTCTACTAGCTCATTATATGAGTGCCCGTCAAACGAGGCGAGTTTTGCCACGTATTCGTTAGTTACGATATCCACATTATGCTCCTGTGTTAAAGGGGGCGTGTGCCGCCATCTACTAGTATACCACGGACCCCATGGGGTCTGTCAAGCCCTAGTTTATTAGAGGACAACCATCATCGGCCATCCGTTCTAATGCTAATTCATTTTGTTGGTGATCAGCTATTATATAATTGTATATTGTAACATAATCTTTAGCCATTGCATCTGCCATTCTTCTACTTTGAATGGCCCATCTGCGATGATATTCAGCTACTCGATATCGGACTTCTATTGCGGTCATATTTTTCATACAATATTAGAATTCCTCTATCCCTTTGGCAACCCGAAACACTTCATTCATGTGTTTCATTGCCTCTTCATAGTTTTCGGCTTCAAATGGACCTCTTACTCTCTTCACGAACGACGATTCCCTAGCTTCGGCCAAATCCAGTGGGTCGCCAAGATACCGTTTTAAATGTAAAGAGCCGTTTACGTGTTCGTAACAATACCATTCTAACATATTATTTCTCCGGTGTTTTTCTACAATGTGCACACCTAAAGGTAGATTTTTTCTTTTTACAATATCTGGGTAGCACATTTCCAATTTTACAAAATTTACATTTCATTTGTCAATTTCCTCATCAATTGAGTTGTCAACAGCGTCGATTTTAATATCCTCGGGAATTCGTGCAAATATTACAAATTTTGAGCAAGGGATCATTGCTCCTTCCCGTGTATGTTCACCATTATAAGCAATACTGATTATTTCCGCCCCGGCATTTTCCATACCCTGAGCGACCAAGAATGTTTCATAACTATCGCCACCTTCACGGATCATTATACTACTCATTTCAATGTCCCTTTTAAAACTCGTATAGGCCGTCTATTTATAGACAGCATTTTCGGATCATTGTGCGGACCATACCAACAGAGATACCACGGCCCAGCTGGTCCTTCAGGAGTGCCGTGCCCTTGCCGAGACTTCCACATTTTTCCCTCATAAGCCCCGGTTGGAATTGTTGTACTATATTCCGCTAACCGGTCTAAAGTATGTTTTTCAATGATTGCTATATCATTATAAACAGCAATATCGGTTAATGGGGGTTGATCCCAGTATTGACCTAACGGGTCCGTGATTGGGGGTATCATGCCTTTAATCATATCAATAATTACACCTATTAGCATCCTAAGTCTTGTTGACAATTGGTAATTGCAGCGGTACCATGATCAGTAATTAGAAAAACCTGCCAGTACGGACGCCATTTGCTGGGCAGCGCCCGACTAATAAAATATGAACTTATCATCAGAGTCCCGGTGTACATCCAAACATCTGATGTTGACGGTTGGGGGCCGAGGAAGTGTTTGGCGATTAGTCCAACTTCCTGCATTCCCTCGGTATGTTGGATCTTGGACGAAGTATAGCCGTCAGCTGCCATAGCGATGGTGACGGCTATTTGGAATTTAGTGTCTTGGCTGGTCCATTCGTCTTGATGAGCACAACCGAATAAAGCCCAAGTCATTGCGACCAATATTAATATTGCAATGTATTTTTTCATGTTAATGCCTCCATCACTACAAATTTAAACCCATAACAATGAAATTCTCCCTCTCTAATTCTTTGATATAGATCATAATTCAAACCACTGGTGTTTAAAAGATTATATTGTGTTTTCTTACTTACAGCAAATGGTGGTAATTCCTCAAGATTGATATTTGCTTCAAGAAGTGCATTACGAATAGGGTGTAGCCTATTATGTAGGTTATTCCATTCATTCATGTCAATGCTTCCTCCACTTCTTCTGCTAAATCACGTTTTTTACGGATGGCCTTAAGGATCATGCGATCCTCTGGTACAACCATTTCAATATCTTGGTACGTAACGTGATGGTGTTGTCCTTTTCTATGAGCACGATCTTCTGATTGGTACCTATCTTCGTATGAAAACGAGTTGGAATAGTAGATAACGTAAGTTGCAGCCGTCCAAGTCTGTCCATACCCGCCGACCGTCTGATTAGAGACGATAAAACGCACTTCGGGGTTTGACTGGAAGCTGCGCACATTCGCGATACGTGATTCAGCATCGGTTGCGCCATAGAATTCCACTGTCGCTGCTCCCCCATATTCAGCGTCCAACGTTGCCCTAATATATCTGATCTCTGGTACAAACCTAGCCCATATGATAACTTTGGTGGTTTCCGGTAGTCCACTTAATAACTCCATCATTGCTTCGATTTTCGGGTTCCCACCCGGTATGGGCTTAGTGTAGTATTCCCCAGCCTCCTCGAATGGGAATGTACCCCCTATAACTTGCTGATAACGTAACATACGCTCAAGAGTCGTGCTGATGGTTATTTGGTCGTCCCCGTCCTGCATTGCAAATTCTTCACGCAATTGCTTCATCACCCGCTTTTGATTATCTGTGGGTTTAACGTGAACCGAGGGTGGAGTAAGTTTTTCTGGTAGATCGAGACATTCTTTCTTGGTCACATAATCTACATAAGGTTGGATTCTATCATACAAATCTTGTTGGAATTGATATCCTAGGATATGTTTACCCTTGAACCCACCCATCACACAGTACCGATTCTTAAATATAGTAAAGTTTTTACACCCCACGATTTTTGCATTTAAAAATCTGAACTGGCCAAAGAGGTCTTGCAGGCCCTGTGTAACCGGGGTCCCGGTCAAGATCATTCGATATTCTGCCCACCCACCGACTTTGACTACGTTTTTGGTGCGCGTAGCTTTATAATTTTTAATTCTTGATGATTCATCGACAACGCACATAAATCGATGAAATCTCTGGAAATACTCCAGTTCTTGAATAGAACGTCCATCCTTGATGGATAATGACTCGACACCGATAATGAGGATTTTAAGTTCATCACGTTTCTCCCTACTCCATTTAGATGGTTGATCGCCGGATTCATAGACCCAGCATGAGTAATCACAAGGACACCATTTTTCGATTTCAGAGCCTTGTAATTCGCCATCATCATTATACCAGGTACCTTCTCCAGTGTACCAGATACTTTTAATGGGGGTGGGGCAGATTATTACGAGGGCATCTATTAAGTCCGCTTTAAAACGCGCTGCGGCTAGATTGACCGCAGTATAACTTTTTCCCGTCCCCATTTCATGGAACAGGCCAAATTCATGGGGTTTCCAAGCCTTCCGCAGGGCCACCAACTGGTGGCCCATTGGAGGGTGCTTAAACTCAAAGGCCACTTACGCGGCTTTGGTTGCGCCTTTCTCAGCTGCCTTGTTATCAGCAGCTTTCTTCTCGGCGGCTTTGGCCTTGGCAGCCTTATCAGCTTTGCGCTTGTTTGCCGCCGCACGTGGTTTGTCACACGCGATTTCAAGCAGCTTCGCGCCGCTTGCCACGCTTTTGTCTTTCTCACGTGCCTTGTCCTGCTTGGCGATTGCGCCGCGAATCCGGTTGCCCAGATTCATGCGTTGCATGCCGACGTTCAGGTGACTGTACTTCCCCCGATATTCCTTTTCAGGCGTCTCGGTAAGCTCAGCCGCCACCCGGAAAACCTCGTCGAGGGTGAACCCGTCGAGTGATGCGGCAACATGGTCGTTGGTCCGCATCGTTTTCTTACCTGAGCCGCTTACGCCCTTGACGTACTTGGTCAGGTCCGGTTTTACGCGCACTTCTTTAGGTTTTTGTGCGCCTTCCTTCGCATTTGCCATAAGTTTCTCCTCTGGCGTTGTGGTTGGTATCCTGCTAGGTGACCCCAGTATACCACACTACCCATGGGGTCTGTCAAGCCCTGGTTTATCCGATCGTAACCTTGTGCGTCTTGTCTCTGCAAATTTCCCCGATCAACTCTTCTAAGTTTTTTAGTTGCTTTTCATGAAATTCACGGGGGATAAAGGCCATGTTCTTTACTGTTTGCTCAAACATAAGCTCAATATTAACCTCCGCTAGACCTTTCACCATAATTAAAGTCATAATCGGATGCATCTTAAGGTCACGTGACCGGTTCACAGCCATGGAAATAGCAGACGATGCAATTTGTCCACTATCATTCATACTTTCATCCATAGCCGCCATTAATTCCTTAAACAGATTTTCCGTTATTTGCTCCAATTCTCAAACTCCTTAGCAATGCGCTTATGTGAATCTCTCACGGCGCGGGTTTCATCGGCATCGAACTCGTCGAACTCCAGCCAGTAATCTCTGATCGCGTTCAATGTCTCGAAATGGCACGGGCACTGTGGGTCAGGGTCCATTCCCAGGATTATAAAGTCCCCTTCTAATCCTTTGATTCCCTGCTTCACCACTTCCTGGATTCGTCGGGTTAGGCCCATTTGCACCAGCATGTTCATCGGTGTGTTAGGAGACCCTATTGGCACGTGCACCATCTTCCCACTTAATTTAAGGGCTTTCTTAGAAGTCCCCTTCTTAACTTTCTCCCTTGTTTCTGCTACCGTGGGTGGATCGCCCTCTGCAACTCGGCCCTCAACCCACTCAATATCCTCCGGTTCTGCTAGCACAAGCTCCTGTAGAACGGAGTAGTTCACTCCTTCGATAAGCCTTGGTGCATCCCCGAATCGTTTAGCCACTTGCATGAGGTAATGAGCGTGCTGTTTGGACTGGATCATGGTGTTTTCATTACGCCATTTTCCGAACTCTTGGTCCGCTGAAAAGAATTGGCGTGCTTCTATGAGAAGCTTGCCCACCCTTATTTTACCTCTGGCGACTGACTTTACAGTTGAATCGATTGTCTTGTCTATGTCTCTAGCTAATCCTGCCAGTTGCACCAGACCAGATGCATCGATTCCCTCGTGCCACTTACCACGTGGTTTTATCGGTTCTAGTGACCCTGCCGACTCCTTTATATCTTGCATACCATTTCTCCAACCAAATTAGTCCATCAGTCAATAGCCAAAGGACCAGTAAGAACCCCCAAACGGGGAACCAGTAAATAATAAAGTCTTTCATTATGTTTCCTTGGGTACGAGTTCTATGCCCCCTCCATTTACTCTTCCTCTGCTGGGGTAACTTGTCCTGACATGTGAATTGGTATTTCCTTTATGTTTGTATTTACCCATAAGGACACTTCATATTTTTCACCGTCGATATCAATATATCCTCGATAATCTGGAGTTTTCTCATTCTCTTTCTTATGGACGTTAAGAAAGATTGTAATATTGTTTTTCATTATTCCTCTTCCAGTTTTAGAACTACCCCTCGGGGGAAATAGCTCATATCTATATCAGCTTCGGTGTATTGAAATGCCCATTTACGGTCAAAGTTACTAAACATGATTTTTCTTGCTGCTTCACTGTCCTTCGCAGTAATTTCAACAACTGAATCACGATCTAAGATTTTGCCACTGTGATTATGCATGTGGCTTTGACCAAATGTGAAGTAAAATTTAGCCATGTTCTTCCTCTTTGAACACCGCATCCTCAATCATCATTATGAGGTCCTCTGGATTTGTTACGCGAGCGCCACCGACTTTACTGAGTCGAAGGTCCTCTTCGAAAATGGGGTTGTTGCCACCTTTCTTGAAGATGGCAACAGTGTAGCCCTCAATAGGCTCAACTAGCTTAGTTGACCCGCTCATTTCTTCTCCCACACCCTGTTAAGTTCCGGATCACTACAACGTTCATATTTAGCTTGATCAAACCTTTTAAAGGCTTTATCTATAGCTTCGCTGGCATTTCTTGCCTTAACATCGATGCTAGTGTAGGTTATTTGCTCGAATTCAACTGTATACGTTTTCATTCACAAACTACCTCATAAATGTCGACTTCCTTGGTTTCGGTGCCGACCTTGATTCGGGTGCATTTATTCGACGTGAAGTAAAGCCAAAATTTAGCATCCTCTACTGGGTGATTCCAGTAGCAACTGAACGTTGGTTCATGCTTTTCGGTTGGACGTTCAGTGGGTTCATAGCCCAGCTTACGAAAGGCTGCGAAGATCGCCTTTAGAACGTGCCTGTCTCCCGTGATTGAGAGATCAACACAGTCTCCACTAACCTCTGCCCGGGTAACTTTTATCTTCTTCAAGCCTACAGCAACTCTACCAATTTCAGCTTTGTTGTGGTGGTACCAATTGGCGCGTTTCCGGAGAGTTTTTTGATCATTTTGAATGCTCTCCTGTTGTCCTACCAGTTCTTCTTTCAGTTGTTGGATGAACATGAATTACTCCTGTGTGGGATGATTCCCAGCTTACCCCCTCATTGAAGAGACAAGCGGCGATCACACCGGTAAAGAGGCCCCGCCCTGTTTCCAGCTTAACAACCGACACAGGGGAGAGTCGGTGTTTCCAGTTTAACGCGAGAGAACGGGGCCTCAATCTTATACCTTCTTGTAGATGTTTAGCCCGATCATTATGTCTTCGGCCCCTGGAACTCGGGCATTACCCCGGGTTGTAGCGATTACGCGGCTTTTTTGCGATTTGCTTAGACCCAAATCGATTGATAAATCGACTGTGATTGTAAGGATGTTATCCTTGATTGTCATGTCTACGTTTTCCATTATTGGCTCCTTTCCCCGGACCCCCCGGGGGTATGCCCATTAAAGCACACCCGGGCACTCCTGTCAAGTCCTAATTTACGATGCAGGTTTTGTTCTACCGTCCCATTCCGGGCAACACTGGGTGGGTGCTATGTTTCGCTGCCCACAGTGAATGCAAACTTCAGGTTTCGCGTGGGGCTGGTAGAAGCCTTTAATCTCCTTTCTCAGGATTTCGTCCTGATCAAATTCGCCCCGATCTCCTTCCATGTACTCCTTGTAATATTCCTCCACGTCTTCTGCGGTTAGGGGAGAAATCCCATCTTTAAGACAACCAGCTAACCCCTTAAGGGTAAGGTCGCGATAGCCTTCTGCTTGGGCCATCGCAACGTACCAGAGAGCTTCGTCCTCGTAATCCCGTGATTCATTGGGTTTGCGGTAAGTGACGAAGATCATCTTACCTGTCTCTTCCTCGATCATTTCAGCTATCTTGGTCATTCTTCTGCTCCTAAGTATTCATCCCAGCATTTGTCACTGCAGATGCCAGTTTGAAGTTGCTCACGTTGTATGGTCGTTGCTTCGGGCCAGACATTTTGTATTAATTGTCCACCACGCCACATGGTTCGTTTGCTTGTGAAATCCGGACTTTTAGTAATGTCCGGGACGTACTGTTCGCCACAGTTAGGACATGTTGTCATTTGCTTGCTCCAGTGTCAGCCCAAATGGACTTTATGGAGTGCCCCAAGGGACACTCGAAAAGCTCACTCAATAGGTGTCTTTTTCTTCGAGGCCTGCTTCCATGTCGGCCTGCCATTCGTCATGTTTCTCGTAATGCTGTGATACGGCTTGCTCAGGACTGTCAGCGAATTGCCATATCCAGTCGGCAACGTCGTCGTCGTCAAGGGCAGTTCGCCATTCTTGGTTTTCCGTGTAGGCGGTTACTTCGCCGCCATACTGTTCAATTGTGATGAATCGAATTGTCATTTTCTTGCTCCTGTGCACGTTTCTTTTTAATCCGTTCTATTCTGCGGTCGTTGAGGTATTGTGCTTCTATGATTCTGCGGTGCGTGTGGGGGTATTGTTTACACAATTCTACCACTTCTGCTCTTTCTTCGGGTGTCATGTTCTACTCCGCGTTTGGTGGAATTAGTGGCCTCCACCCCCAGCCACTACCTTTGCATTCCACAATGGAAGCACCACCTAGACAGTGCCTTCTTTCCCACGCAGCTAACTGGTTGTCAGCTACTTTGTGACTTGTACTTGCGAACAAGATTTGGTTTTCGTCTGTTAGGACAATGTAAAGTTGGTTCATCATCATTGGCTCCTGTTGGATGGGTAGGGGTATTTGTTGCGTAATAGTTTAACCTCTGCCCATTCTTCCGGTGGTGTTTCATTCCCCCGTGTCTAGAACTGTCGTCGTTCGATTACGTAAACAGCTCGCATCGCACCAATCGTGCTGGCGTAATGCCTTGGTCCAGCTTTCCAATTGTCAACGTGGCGAGTGTTGTTTTCGCGCCAGTAAACAGCGAATTGGCCGTGCGTTTTGAAGGTCAGGATTTCCAGTTTAGCGTGGTCGTCCCGAAGTTCAGCGCACGGTTTTCCTTTTGGTCGTTTCATTTCGTGCTCCTTGTTAACGAAACCGGCCCGGGGGCCGACTCGCGCCCCCATTATAACACGGCGGGGCCGTGCTGTCAAGCCCTAGTTCGGGACGCGGAGAACAATAGTCGAGTAAATGGAATCGAGCGGGACCGGTCCTTCTCAGAAGGTGGGGAACGGAGAAAGAGAATTGAGATATAATCCCTCTAAGGTGATGTGGTTTCGAGAGAGGTAACGTGAGAAGGACCATGGGGACCGTGGTCCTTCGTGGTTCTGTGTTTCAGGCCCCGTCCCTCTTCGTTGGTCTTTCTGGTCTTCATGGTCCTTCTCTAAAAAAATCGGGAGAAAGAGAAGAGAGACGTGGGTGTATTCGCGAATATAGGGGGAGGGGTCGACGCGTGGTTCCGGATGTCTCGGACGAGAAGGACCGGTCAAGGCCCTCACTTTCGGATTCGAGTGGTTCGGGCACCGGCTTCCCCGTCCGCGTTTCGCTCTCGGCGTTCCTCGGATCTTTGGGTCCATTTCCCAAGTCCTTGCATTCCTTGGAACAGGTTTTAAGTCCACTCTGTAACCCCTCGGCACCCCACCCCGGGTCAAGAATCGAGGAACGGAACGTGTTCGCGAAAGTCGCCCACCCTTCCCCCTCCTGTGATCGCTTCTCAGGTAGCGGATTCTCCGTGGTCGGGGCCTTCCTTGGCCCCTTGTTCAGCTAGTGGTTCCTAGCTTGCCGCGTTCAGCGTCTTGCTAGCGGCTTTCAGAGCTTCCCGGACCTGTTCAATCGTCGTGTCGCGTCTGACGCAACCCCGAACGATGTTCCCAGCGTTCATCCGCTTGGCTCCCGGGTTCCGGTCAATGTACCGCTTGGTCAGCGTTCCCGGTTCCAGTCCTTTCAGCTTCTCCGCTGCTACCATCACCGCTTCCGGTGAGGAACCTCGGAGTAACAGCGCCACTTCGTCGCCATTGTCCATGCTGAGGTTGCCATTCCCTAACTGGTACGTGTCGTATCCAGCTTTGTACTTCCTTAGCTGTTCTGACTTGCTCAGCTTCGGTGTTCCGTCAACTTCAGTCGGCTTGACAGCATTCTCCGTCTTTTTAGGCTTCTTAGCCATGTCGTGCTCCTGTGTTCGACCCAAAAGAGCGGTGGTTCGTCGAAGCTGGAGTCGTGGCAGCACCGACACAACTATTAAAGCACAGCGAGCGCCGCTTGTCAAGTGCGGCGTTGGCAACGCGTCTCGAGCGGCGTTTGGTGATGTGTTCCACGGCGTCAACCCGGGTCAAGGTCCAGTCAACCCGGGTCAAGGTCCAGTCAACCCGGGTCAAGGTCCAGTCAACCCGGGTCAAGGTCCAGTCAACCCGGGTCAAGGTCCAGTCAACCCGGGTCAAGGTCCAGTCAACCCTAGTCAACCCGGGTCAAGCCCAGTTGACCCGGGTTGACTGGCTGCGACGCGTTGCCTTTAGAGGGATACATCCCTCAACAAAAAAGAGTCGTGGTTCTCTACACCGCCTCGCGGTTCTTATGGACAGGGGGGTACACCCCGGGCAAAGCAAGCTGTTCCGCGTTCATGGGGATTCCACGGCGGCTGGCTTGCTCTCTGCCATGCTCCCTTGCGCATTCTTCTTTTTCCGCGTGCGTGGACGCGTTATTGTAGTGTCATTATATGGGTCGGCTCTCAGCTTGCATCGATCAGGAATTAGGGGTTGACAGACCCCCCATCGGTGTGGTATACTCTCCGGACACGTGATCCCTTCTTTCGATTCCGGAGTAATTACAATGGAACAGATACGAGAAGATTTAAAAAATCCCGCTCTTCGAGAGTTTTTCAGAAAAGAACAACAGATGAATGATGCTGAAGATGAAAAGCTTGAACAACGCCGAGCATCAATCCCTACAAGACGTGATAACGAAAGAAATCACGTCTTAACGAACGCGATCCGGAGATCGTTAGTAAGATAAATATAATCGCCAGAGGAGAAAGGTAATGACCGAAACAGTTGTGGAACTTGGTGACAAGGTTTTTGATCCCATCACGGGGTTTAAGGGAACTGCAGTAGCATTCACACAATAGCTTCATGGTTGTCGTCGTATTTCAATTCAACCAGAGGGTCTTGACAAGGATGGTCATATGTTTGATGTTCAAGCATTCGATGAACCTCAACTGAAAGTGACGAAGCGTGCAAATACTCCAGTAAAAGTTGTAAAGCTTCGTGAAGCAAATGGTGGTCCAAGACCAAATGTAGGTAAACGGGCTGAGATCAAAAGATAAATATAATCGCTAGAGGGGAAAGGTAATGGATTTTTCACAAACTTTACAAAAGATCAAAGCCGGTCAACGTATAACTCGTGCCGGTTGGAATGGCCCAGGCCAGTATCTTAAGCTTCAAGTACCGGATGTAAATTCGAAAATGTCGCTTCCGTACATTTATATCCGTACTGTTCAGGGTGATTTGGTACCCTGGCTCGCCTCTCAAACGGATATACTTGCTGAGGATTGGGAGGCGTTACCAGCAGGAGCTTAACATGGAGCAAGTCCTTGAAGCATTAAAATGTCCGGAACTTCGAGAATTTTTCGAGAAAGAATTACAACAAGAAAATCTTGAAGACGAGAAGCTTGAGGCTCAACGAATTCTTGAGAATCGTCAAGCTTCAATCCCTACGAGACGTGATAACGAAAGAAATCACGTCTTAACGAACGCGATCCGGAGGTCACTAGCGAGATAATTATGGCCGGAAACGTTGAAATTGATGTCCCTGTTGACGGGGTATTTCCTGTCAGTGTGGATGGTAAATCTGTTGGGCACATTGCTCGATTAGATGAGAATGGTTGGTTATCATTACCCCTAGAGGCAATCAATGCATTCACAGTTCATAAACTTCGACGAGATGCCATTAACGAGTTAACAAAATAATGGCAGCATCATTCGAGTGCCAGGAATGTGGTCACCAAGCCATCTATAAACGGGAAGATGGTCTTGAAAAGTGTCCTGAATGTGGTGATATCCATGTTGATGTTACCTATGGGGTTGAAATCAATGAATGACAAACAAATTGAGATTGATATTCCTGTAGAAGGGGTATTTCCTGTTTCGAAGGGTGGCACATCGATTGGACATGTTGCAGCATTAAGGGATGGAGGGTGGTTATCAATGCCTCTTAGTGCAGTAAATGGATTCACAATCCATAAATTACGACGAGATGCAATTAACGAATTAGCAAAGTAAATGATCCCACGATTTCATCATGGTAGTTGGTGGGCCTATTGTCCTGAATTTGATAGTGATACTGGCCCTTATTCAACTAAGGAACAAGCACAGGAATTTTGTGATTTAAATGGATAATAAATGCGTGAGGTAACCAAATACAGCCGCTCTTGGAAATTGTATATGTGGATATACAAGCAGCTTTGTTGGTGTACTGTTGAACAGGCATGTTCTGACGAACCTACGCCTTGGTGGAATAGATTGGCAAGGAAATATTTACCCGATCCATATGACTTTGGGAAAGCTGGCGCGGGTAAGGTAATAGTAAATGCGTGACTCTTTCTTTCGAGACCTGCCACCTTTGACGGTGACAGAAGTAATTAAGCCTCTTTCCCTGGAGGAACGCACTTTTATACTCAATCAAAGGATGATTGAAATTGGCCGGGCAAGAATTAACCCAGACAACAGAATCGTCGGAATTAAGCGAGTTCGAAAAATTAGAGCAAGAACTCGATCCGCAGCATAGATTATTCTGTTATGAATACTTTGTCGACTTTGATCGTCGTCGGGCGGCTACTGCTGCCAATTTTCACCCTGACCATGGTATTCGTCTATTACGACGCCCCCAGATAAGTCACTTTATCAAGCTTCTTGGCGATGAACTGGCTAACGATTCCCTTATATCTCGCGATATGGTTCAGCATGAAATTCTCGAGGAATTTCTCCCAAGAGCAAAAGGTGATAAAGAAGTTGTTGGAGTCGATCGGGATGGTGTTGCATGGGAAGGGAAAGTTACAAATATGGCTGCGCATGCCAAAGCTATTGACCTAATGGCTAAACATAGCGGCTTCACGCTTCCAGAGACTGTGAAAGGCGGTCTTACTATCAATATCAATCATAGAGCCTTGGGCATTACCGTCGAAGGCGAATCAGTGGAGATTACGAAAAATGAACAAAGTACAGGAGAAGTTAGCGAGGAAGGCAGCGGCTAAGAAGGATCTTGGTCTAGAAGAACCGGAAGTGGCAACGGAACCAGACGAGCCATTGAAAAATCAGGCGGGCGAGGAAATTGGCTCAAATGACGAAGTTCCGGAATCCACGGTAAGTGCTCAACAGGCCAAACCCACCGAGCCTCTGCCACTTACGGCGAACGAGGAAAAGGCAAAGGAAGAGGAATCAGGAAGTGAAAAACCCATGGGGGGTGAATAGGTCATATTACATCATACTTAGCCCATTTATGTATGAATTTGATCCTGAATTTTGGGATTCTACGGGCTGTGAGATTGTAATTCAGGAAAAAGTCCTTGGCTATTGACCTTCCAAATGAGTGGAATGCACGTGATTACCAGGCCCCTCTCTTTCAGCACATGTTTGAGGGGGGTCTTGAACGCAAACGTGGATGTGCTGTTTGGCACAGGCGTGGCGGTAAAGACTCGTGTTGTTTACAACTGTCCGCTGTATCATCACAAATGCGAGTTGGCACGATTTGGCATATGCTGCCAACTCTTAAACAGGGACGAAGAGTAATATGGGATGGCATAGACAGAGAAGGTCGAAGGATGATCGATCAGGCATTTCCCAAAGAGATGCGCGATCAATCCTCCCCGATCAACAATTCGGATATGCAAATCCGCTTCCGGAATGGAAGCATCTACCAAGTTGTAGGATCAGATAACTATGATAGTCTTATCGGAGCGAATCCAATTGGAGCAATACTCTCTGAATGGGCAGTCGCTGACCCTAAAGCCTGGGATTATCTTCGCCCAATCCTTGCGGAAAACGGCGGGTGGGCACTCTTTATATACACCCCTAGAGGAAAAAATCACGGTAAGAAACTGTATGATATGGCTAAGGCTAATCCTCGGTGGTTCTGTAGTTTGCTTACTGTTGATAACACTTTCCGGCCAGATGGTACTTACGTCATTGGACCCGACATTATTGCGGAAGAGCGGGTTGAAGGGATGTCTGAGGAAAAGATTCAGCAAGAGTATTATTGTTCATTTGAAGCAGGTATGGAAGGAGCATTCTATACCCTCGAATTAAATTTAGCGGAAAAAGAGGGCCGGATCGGGGACTTCCCACACGATCCAATGAAACAGTGCCAATCTTGGTGGGATATAGGATTTCGTGATGCCACAGCGATTATTATTACGCAGCGCGGGGACGATGGCAAGCCGATTATCATCGACTACCTCGAAGGGCGCAACAAAGCTCTTGACGAGTGGATTAGGGATATCCGCTCCCTCCCGTATGATTTTGACGAACACAACGGACCCCACGATCTTGAAAACACCGATTGGACGACCGGAAAGACAAGAAGGGAATTCGCCCTTAGCCTTAACTTCTCGTTCGAAATTGTATCGAAACTCCCGGTTCAAGATGGGATCGACGCGACGCGAGCAATCATACGAGTAGCAAGATTTAATGATCCAAAAGTCGGGAGATTACTTGACGGTCTCTATTCATATAGACGTGAGTATGATGATCGGCTCCAGATGTTTAGAGATAAGCCCTATCATGATTGGGCGAGTCACCCTGCTGATGCTATGCGCTATCTCAGCGTGGGATGGCACGATTACATTGGTGGGGTTAAAATCCTATCAAATCAGCACGGTGTAAAAGCAGCAGTAAGAGGGCACCAACGTCGCCAGAAGCAGAGTTATCAAGATATGTACCCTTGGATGTTCAATGATGATGGGAGTTTAAGAAATGGACGGCCTTGAAATTCGCAGACGTTATGATGCCCTCGTATCCCAGCGGAAGACTGTTGAGGATGTATGGGAGATTATCAACCAGTTGGTAGTTCCATTTCGGGGTGATTTTTTCCGTGACATAACCTCTGAACATGCTGTCACATGGAGGGACAATCGTGAAATCTTCGATTCCACCGCCATTGATGCTGCTCATATACTTGCTTCTTCTATTCATGGATCGCTTACTAGTCCTGCTATACGTTGGTTTGAGTTAGCTTTCCGTCAACTTGAATTGAATTCAATGCGAGAGCCTCGGGCATGGCTTGAAATGGCTGCGGAGAAATGCTTCAATGCCCTACAAGATTCAAACTTTAATCTCGAGGCCAATGAGACATACCTGGACCTGGTAACTTATGGTACCTCGATGATTATCGAAGAAGTCGAAGAGAGAAACGGGGCATTTCAAAGATTAATTTTTCAATCGGTCCCGGTCGAGGAAATGTGGTTTGAGCAAGATTGGGCTGGTCAGGCTCATCGGGCTTATCGTCGATATATGTGGACCCCGGTTCAAATCATTACTAAATTTGGCCCCAATGGTGTTCCACAGGACATACTTACTAAAGCGGCAACTTCACAGGGTATGGATGTAAAAGAAAGAGTAGTAATGTGTATCTATCCACGTGAGGACAAGAGGGATGCCGATGTTTCAAGAATATTGGCACCTTTAGAACGTCCCTATGGGATGAAATACATATTACATAAAGACGCCTATGAACTCGGGGACGAGGGTGGATATTACGAAAATCCCGCCTTTATACCCCGGTGGCGTAAAACTTCCAAGTCGATGTGGGGTCATGGCCCAGCAATGATAGCCCTGCCGGATATACTGACAGTCAATAGTCTCGTGGAGCTTATTTTGAAAGCGACAGAGAAGGTTGTCGACCCTCCGACCAAAGTAACAGAGCGGGGTCTATTGTCCGACCTCGACTTGGAACCTGCCGGTTTAACCGTCGTACGCACGATGGATTCAATGGAACCCTACGAGTCAAAAGCCCGATTCGATGTGAGCCAACTTCAACGTGAAGAGCTTCAACGGTCAATTCGAAGCATTTTCTTTGTGGATCAACTGGAACTTAAAGAGTCTCCGGCAATGACCGCGACAGAGGTACAAACGCGCTATGAACTTATGCAGCGATTACTTGGACCCACACTTGGACGACTACAATCGGATTATTTGGACCCGCTCGTACAAAGGACGTTTAATATACTTTACCGCGCTGGTCAGTTCGATGAACCCCCGGCAGTTGTTTTCGAAGGTACCGGTGAACTTGACATTATATATACGGGACCGCTCGTACGAGCGCAGAGAGCCGATATTGCTCAGGGTGTCACGCGCTGGGTTGCTTCGCTTGCCGAACTGGGTGAAATTGCACCTGATGTTTTGGACATCCCGGATTGGGATTCGATTGCTAAAGAACTCGCAAGTTTGGAAGGAGTGCCAGCCAAATTGATGCGTTCTGGTACTGAGGTTAAGAAAGTACGGAGACAGCGACAAGAGGCCAATGCCAGAGCAGAAGAAGCTCTACAGGGAGAACAAGAAGGTAAAAGCTTGGAGGCTCAAGGTAAAGGTCAACAAGCATTAGCGGAGGTAACACAAATTGGAGCAGCAGCCGAAGAAGCCGCCTAGTAAAAAACAAATAGCGGTTGATAAAGTAGTACATAAATCAGGATTTTTTTACCGTATATTCACTTCGCCAGATGGTAAAAAGGTCCTGGAATGGCTTGAGGAGGAGTTCGATATGGACGAAATCTTCAAAGCCGGGGAACCCAATACCACGAGTTATAATCTTGGTAAACGGGATGTTATAGTATATATTCGTCAGATGATAAGGTTGAAACAAAATGCCACCAGAGCCGAATTGGAAGGACAGTCTTCCGAAAGAGATAAGAAGTCATAAGACCCTAGCGGACGTTGCGGATGTAGGGTCCTTGGCTAAACAGTTCATTGATGCCCAAGCCGTAATGGGAACATCGATCCGTATTCCCGGGCCAGATGCCGGGGCTGAAGCACTATCAGCATTCCATTTAAAGCTTGCTGAGAAGGTGCCTGGGCTTATTCCAACGCCAAATCCGGATAGTGAAGAGCAAATGAGTGCTCTTTTTGATCGTATGGGTAGGCCGAAAGAGGCTATCGGGTACGAACACCCGGATGGTGTGGACCCAACGCAAATGACGGACTTTGCCGTGCTTGCACATGGGTTGGGGTTAACTAAGACCCAATATAAAGGAATGCTCTCCGAGCTTGTAAAGCATACCACTACCAAGCAAGAATCCACTGATGCGGAGTTTCAAGCCGCTTCACGTGCTCTTAAGCAGGAATGGGGTATCGTGTACGAGGATAATCTTCAGTTGGTACAATCCGTAATGAAGGGAACGGGTGCACCAAAGGAGTTTATGGAATTAGCAGCGGATAGTAAACTTCCAGCAGCTACGCTCAAGTGGCTTCATGCCATAGGAAAGCAATTGGGTACCGAGGGTATTAACTTCCAGAAAGATGAATCAACAACTCGACTTTCTCCAACGGAAGCAAAAGCCAGATCGGATGAAATTATGGCCGATACAAAAGGACCATATTGGGACGGTTCTCACCCACAACATAAGGAATATGTACAGCGTGTTGTTGATCTGAATAGGGCGGCAGCGGCTGGTGGCAAGCTTTGAGTGCTGGAAATGCGGGGCTTGTTGCCGGTTAGTAGGTTTCAAAGCCCCCGAGTTAGATCGTGGTGACAAAGCGTGTATCCATCTTACGGAGGGTAACTTCTGCGAAATTTATGAGGACAGGCCGGGTTTCTGTCGCCTCAATCCGAGCCGCGATCCGAAAGATCAAGAAAAATGGTGCAAGCTCCAAGAAGCGAACTGGCAAAAATATGTAAAGACACTTGAGGGGGCTTGACAGACCCCCCGGGTCGTGTGGTATACTCTCTCGTAGAGATCGGGTGAGGGGTAGCTTAATTCTAGGTCCCTTGCCGCCTCCGGTTGCCAGCACGAACGCTGGAAGCTGAGGGTCCGGGTTACCGGGTAGCTCCGAGCGCAATCTTTCAATTTGTGTAGGAGCCAATCATGGTTAACACTGTTGACAATGTTTTCGTAGCAACATTCGAAAGCATTTTGCGTCACCTTGCGCAACAGATGCCTTCACGACTCCGGAGTAAGATTACCGAACGCGGTGTGAACTCCGAAGAGCACAACTGGGAACGGTTGGGCACTCGTGAAGCATTGGTGAAAACCACTAGACTCCAAGCCACGCCGGTGCAAGACTGGCCGTGGTCAAGACGCGTGTCAGTGCCGACAACGTACGATACCGGTGATTCCACCGAGCAGGAAGATATCATACAGATGATCATTGATCCAAACTCTAACCTCGCACAGTCGCAAGGCTATGCGATGCGTCGGGCGTTTGATGATGAGATTATCGCGGCAGCAACAGGCACGGCGCTTGATGGTCTAGGCGTTGCCAATCCATTCCCCGCCGCTCAAAAAGTGTTCGGGGTTACGGTTGATGTTTACGACACCAGCCTTAATTTCGATCTCGTTACCCAGACTACCGAAAAGTTCCTGGAAAACGATATTGATCCAGACGAGCCGAAGTGCATAGTAATCGGCCCTGTTCAAGCCCGAAAGCTCCTGCAGCTAACGGAAGCGACCAGTGGCGATTATGTCTATGTTAAAGCCCTCGCAGAAATGGGCTACATCGACAACTGGATGGGATATCAGTGGATCGTATCCACGCGGTTGAACCATCCGACTGCACCCGGCACGGATATCGATTGCTTTGCAATAACCAAGAAAGCAATCGGTTTGATGGTTGATCGCGATATCACTTCGCGAGTCGCAGAAGACCCATCTATCAGCTTCGCATGGCGGATTTATTCGTTCATGACGATCGGGGCTGTCCGGGTTGAGGACGAGCATATCGTTCAGCTGCAGCTAGCGGATACGATTTAACCCGTACTTCTGGCGAAGTGTGAGTTGGGGTCCCGATTTCGGGACCCCATTTTTACAGGAGAAGGAAGTGGATAAGGTTGCTGTCGGCTCAATTGCTGACTCAAAGCCCAGTTTTGTGGTATCCGTTCAAGCGGCTGCGGCCCTAACTGTTGGTGCCGGTGAACTTGTTATTGCTGTGGGCACGAACATCAAAAACATTAACAACCAGCGGGTTATATCGGGTCTTGAATTCGCGAGAGATACATTGCGGGAGGCTCAGTACCCAGTGGGTGTAGGACAATTCAATGTTGTCACTGGCGAACCCCCGAGCAACGTTAACGGCGCATATGTGATAACGAATCCGGCTGTGATCGGTATTTTACATACCGAGGATGAAGTTGTTATTGCATATGACCTAGCATTTTACGACGCGGGGAATTCGACAAATTTCTTGAACATTATTAACCGCGCCATTGAAGTGTTTCAGGAGCAAATTCTGAAACTAAACTAAAATAAGGAGTAAATCCATGAGAGTAGGAGCAAACGTTCGCCAGTATCATCGGATTAAAAAGATGCATGCGGAAGGGGTATCAGCAGATATAATTGCTATGTCCATTCCACTAACGCCACAGAGCCTTGAGAAGATTCTGGCTCATATTGACGGCAGGGAAGAAGTAACCTTGGCGGTCGAGGAAAATGCTGAGGTTCAAGCATTGCGATTAGAAGTCGCTCAGCAGGCCGCAAGATTGGCCAAATTTGAGGATCCGCAAGATGGCGAGACGACAGTCGAGATCGATACAGACCCGACCCCGGAAATCGAAGCTGGTGAAGAAGTCCAAGTTGATGAGGAAGTCGAAGACTCTAAAACGGAGTAAGCTCAGAAAAGCCCCTAAGGGTTATTGATGCCTCATATCAGTGACGAATGGTTCAAGTATCTAGTTCTCCAGAATATTGATGTTGTACCCATATACAGGCTTCTGGATACGGTTGGTGATGGCTCAGGTCTGAAAAACATGGCTAGAGTTGCTGATAACTATGATATCATAGCTCCAGCAGATAAGGTCATAATAATTAGCAGGATGCTTGTTTCTTATCAAGATACTGTAGGCGGTCTACCATCTGAATATGCTGATTTAGGTGTTCCATTAACCAATGGCATTGATGTACAGATTATTGATGATGACAATTCTACAGTTATCGTTGACCTTACTGATGGTCTTGGTGTAAAGTTTAATGCTGCTTGGGGTGTATTTTGTTATGATCATAAACGAGTTGATTATGGCACTGTTCCTGATGATTTATTCCTTACAAGATGGACATTCGCTAAATCAGGTAAACCTCTCAAGTTGACAGCTGGCCAGCGCCTTAGAATAGCAGTTGGTGATGATCTTACTGGGCTGATTAGTCATTATGTGCAAGTTCAAGGATATCAATACGATGCCCAAAATTAGCGGGCGAGGAATCGCAAGAAAGATTAGCTAATGCCTACGCTTACTGATGCGCGCTTCGATGCGCTGCGGGTACTTGTACCCCTCGCACCCCCTACCACCAATGATATGCTATTTGCATGGTTGGCTACTGAGGGTGGTACGGGCAATACCATAGGTGATCGTTGGAATTCGATGCTATTGGGTAAAGTGGCAATAACCACCCAAGCTCATCGCAATGACATGTGGCGGACAGTTTTGGCCGCTAACGGCTTCACCCAGCCAGCACTCAATGATGCCGAGACTGCCTTCTGGGTAGCCGGGGGCGCGTTGATAGCATAATGGCCCGTTTATCGCCAATTCAAGAATCTTTTGCTGCCGGGGAAATTGATGCACGGATACGTAGTCGTGTATCGTCGGAAGCTTACGGGGCTGGCTTAAAACGATCAAGAAATTGGTATCCACTGGTTCAAGGGCCAATTCGTATGCGCGAAGGCTCTCAATTTATTGAAGCAGTAGATCCTGATAACTGGATATCGGGAACGCCCGGTGCCGAAGGCATACGTGTATTCACATTTCAACGTGGTCTGGACGAAGATGTTATTATTGAGGTCGGTGAAGATACTATAATTCTCCGTAATTCTATTAGTGGCGTACCGATCGTTGGTGGTGTAACAGGTAATTTAATTCCTGATCCTCAATATGACACCGGATTTCCAAGTACAGCTTGGGACCCAGACCGGGATAAATCTGTTTTTAATACTGATCCGGGTCGGGCTGGTGTCGATCATATTGGTCCTTTTCTTCCGGGTACACCAGACGCGTTTATTAAATTACAATCAAATACAGATAATTCGCCTGATGGGTTCCATGGTATTGCACATGAAAATGGAACCACGGTTCCGATTATTATTCCAACTGGTTCTGAACTTTTGCTCAATGATTTGGAGATTAGATGGAAAACTGTATTTACACCTGAGCAAATAAGTGCATTAGGAGGTCTACCACTCGCTGATCCTGTTATAAGAGTACAGGTTGGCACGGCTAAAGGTTTGGATGATGTTTTTACAAGTGACATTGTTATTGGTTTTAATTTAATATACCAAACTACTGTTTTTAATTTCATTCCGGGCATTGGTAATAATTCTTTATTTATATCAATTGGATTATTTTGGACCGGTGCTATTGATCCTGTGCCTTTATTAGCGTTCTCGCCAGCGTTTAATCCAGCCTTAACACTCGATATAAGTGTAATACAATGGACCGCACCATTAGCGGGTGGGTCAGGATCAACAGTTGAATTTTTATCGCCCTATACAACGGCGCAACTAGAATGTCTACAATTTTGCATGGACCCGGGCGAAAAAGTAGCATATTTCACACACCCAGAGGTTGAGACTCAAAGGTTAAGACTTGATGTTGGTGAATGGACACTTGAGGCACTTTCTACTATCTTGTTACCTACTCCATTTATAGCTCCAACACCTAATTTATGGGCACCGGGTAATTTTCCAGTATCATGTGCCTTTCACGAGGGAAGGCTTTGGTTGGGCGGTTCTCCTAATAATCCAGCCACTTTATGGGCATCAAGGTCTGGAAATTATCGAGACTTTAATAATGTAGCTCCAGCCTCTAAGGATGATCCACTTTTATTTCCGTTAGCATCGTCCGGAAATATTGAAACTTTAACAAGTAGAAAGGAACTGGTAATCCTTACCGATATTTCAGAGGTAATAGGAACATCACAATTGGGAGTAATAGCCTTTGATGATTTTGCTTTTCCAAAGCAGACGGATTGGGGATCAAATTGCGTACAACCCATAGCTGTTGGTCGTGATATGGTTTACACGTCGAATAGTCGAAAGAGGATAAGAACATTTTCAGATGAAGGTGGCACTAATTTTGGTTGGGATGGTAAGGAGCTGAGTCTGTTAGCACAAGGTATTTTTGGTTCTCCTGTTCGTCGAATGGTTTATCTTGATGAACCGGGGTATCAGGCATGTTTTCTGCTAGCTAATGGCACAATGGGTATGGCTACTTTCTTTTACCCAGAGCAAGTCATTGGTTGGTGGCGTTATACAACCTCATTTAATGGAAATAGATTATCGGGTAATATATCTAAGCCCGGATTAGGAAATCAAACTTCAAATAGCGTTCAATCTGTAAACCAGATCATGGATATAACTAAAATTAACACATCAGCAGGTGCAAAACTCTGGATGATTGTTAATCGAGTTGGATTCCCGGGTACGCAAAAGCCCGGTCATGAGGTATTAGGTTTTGAAACTGGGTTAAAACCAGCGGTGGATTCATTTTCAATTCGTTCAATTGATCCTGTTACTCTCACTGTTTCAGATATTGATGAATTAACAGATCAAAGTGTAAATGTTGTAGTTGAACGTCTAGACCCTATAACTTTAACATTTTCTTATACCGTACATCCAAATGTTACAGTAATTGCAGGGGTTTCAAGTCCATTTGAATCATGGGCAGCAGGAAGTACAGCTTTTCTAGGATTATTTTATAATAATGATTGTCAACTATTATCTCTTGAGGGGGTTAGTCAAAGGGGTACGGCTCAGGTAACCAAGCGTAGGTGGAATAAGGTCTTTGCGAGACTTAATGACTCTCCAGTACCCTTAATTGAGGGTATACCAGCTAAGGATCGTACTCCAGCTACACCAATGGGAATAGGTGAGCCACTGATTACCGGTGATACAGAAATTGTGGATTTAGGTTCTGGCGAGGGGGATTTGAAGATAACACAAGATAAGCCGATAATTACGGAAATAACTGGCATATTTGGTAAAGTGGTGGCTACGGAGGTATAATGGCTAACCAAGTACAAATAGTAAATCTTGCCCTATCTTGGATGGGTCAGAATTTAATCAATGCTTTGGGTGATAATCAGAATGAAGCGATTGTCATGAATGCTAATTATGCCCTGTCTCGTGATAAGGTACTTGCAGATAATGCTTGGACTTTTGCAACTAGACGGCAAATATTAACTCCGGATGGTACAAAGCCCCCATTCGGATTTTCTAATCGATTTTTAATCCCAAGTGATGTATTACTTGTACATAGAGTATTCAGACCACAGAATATCGGCGCTACTTTGTTCAGTCAAGTGGCTGAAACAGTTAGAGGCGCTCACAATGCTGATTGGCTAAGAGAGGGCCAGTTTATTCTTGCAAGAGAGGAAACGGTGCATTGTATATTTATCGTCCAGATAACTAATACTGATCTATTCAATGCGTCATTTGTCCATGCTTTGGCCGCTAGACTTGCAGCGGATACGGCTATGACCTTTACCGAGAATGAGAAATTACAAACTCGGATGGAAGATAGGTACGATGCCAAATTAGCCGAGGCACAATTCTCTGAAGGTAGACAGGGCAGAACAGAGAGAGTTGTCAGTAACCTACTTACAGGTGCGAGGACACGGTAATGGAATTTGTATCTGGTGCACTTGGTCTTACTCAAGCTTATCTTGGTATTATGGGGGCTGGAAGACAAAAACAGGTTGATAAGGCACAGACCGAACTTTCATATCTAGACAATCTCGAGAAAATTCGTCGGCGTAAATTTGAACAGGAGCAGACGCAAGGTACTGCTTTAGCATTTAGTGAGGCTTCCGGCGTTCGTCATACAGGTGGGTCTACTGCTCAAGGATTCTTGGATACAATGGCTGGGGAATTTAAAAAAGAAATTGACTGGATGCAAAAATTCGCTGATGAAGCCCGTAGGCTTGGTCACAAGAGGGCCAGCGTAGCACATCGAACTGGTGTAACGGGTGCTATTACTGGTGGAGTACAAACTGGCGCGGCTATCTACAGTATATAATGAAATTACCTCATATAGCACAACAACCTGTAGGTGAATTTGCCCTAGGCAATATTCCGCAGCCTAGGTATCAGGCTCAGGGTGAAGCTGAGGCTAAGCTCTTTAGTGTTCTCGCTACAACAGCAGTAGACTTATTACAGGATGCTGATACTGAATTAAGTATAGCTACTGCTGAGGCGGCTAAGGAATTATCCGAGCTTCGGGCCAAACTACAAGAAACAAATACAATTTCACCGGATGAAATACCAGAAGATATTGTACATGAGGTTGGTTTCGAGGTACTCGATGCTAAAGGTGACAGGGTAGAGGTTGGTACGCCTCGTGTGTTTACGCACAAAGTTGCGGATGAATGGTGGTCGAAAAAGAGCGAGGAAATTGTACAACACCATGCGAGTAAAATAAGAAACAGAGAGGCCAGAGCAAAATTTGTCGAGGAAATGGGACAGCGATATGTTGCTCCTGGTTCTTTAGCAATTGGAAGAGCCTCTGTTATTAAGCGTCGGGCGCATAATCAGGCCACAGCCGAAAATACAATTAGGGATGTTCTAGCATCTGGTGGACCCACAGTAGAGAGGGAGACTCAAGCAAAGGAGATAATTGCAAGGCAAATAATTCTTGGGGCAGACCCAGTATGGGCCGAAAGAGAACTTTCAGCACTTGGTCCGAGGATAGATCAACTTGATGCGCATAATCGGATTTTAGCTGCCGATACTGCGGATCAACTTGATATAATCGAAGAGGAAATGTGGTCTGGTGAAAATCGCATGACTCCGGAACAAATGCGTACTATGAGTTCTCAAATGGATGCAAGGCGTAGAGATTTTGCGGCTGATCGTAAGAAACGCCAGACTGAGAATGCTGATCGCATGTTTGCTGATTATATTGACCCTAATACACCATTCACTGAAATGGATGTAGCTAATGCGGTCATGGTAGACGATATTACGAACGAGGAGGGTTGGACCTTTATAAACAGTCTGCGGAGTGGCAGTACGACTAAGGTTTCCAGTCCATTTACACTAAGCCAGTATCGGGGAGAAATTCAGAGACTCCAGTATACGGGTAATCGATCCAGAGTAACTGATAAAGCTCGGCTACTCAAACTTATGATCACACGTGGGTCCATGGGCTTATTTCCTAATGGAATGCCCACTAATCAGCCAGCCACAATTTCGGGTGAGGATGCTTTTAAATTGAATAAGGATATCGACGCGGCAGTAGGAGCGGCGATAGAGAATGATCAATACGATAATGCTCTCAAGATGGTCTATACATGGTCAAATGTCGCGGTCAATCTTGAGGGTCAAATTGTTACTCGTCTTGGAGGTAATCAGCATCAAGTCGAGGCGGCTCTTGCATTTAAAGCGGGTCTAGATAGTTATATGGACCAATTTGGTGCGGACGCTAAACCGGTTGAATATTTTAAGGATAATAAGGATGCCTTTAATCCAAATAATTTCGCTAATGGTGTGAATGCCAGATTCTTTGAGGAAATTTCCCAGGTAAGTCTATATATGGATGTTGATGAGCCTAATAATAAATATGATTTTAATCAAGTTCAGCAAGAAAGATTTGTATTATGGTTGTCTGGTCAACGATTAGCTTTGGGGGAGGCAGAATTCCGGAGGATTTCTACATTGTTCGGTCAATTTTACAGGGGTAAGGGTATAGCCCCAGAGGGTGGAGCATTAATGCTTGAGCCTGATGATCCCTTGTATCGACAATTTGAAGCAACGCTTCCGCAGGTACAAGAATGAGCGCCACAGAATATGATGTAATGCAAGAGGCCGAAGTAATTCGGCGCAAGAGGCTCGAAGCGTTGGGTCTTGCGGATCAATATAATTTATGGCGTGAATCTATGCCTGATGAACGAGGCATGTCTGATCAAGAGGCTTATGAAACATTTTTAAGTGCCCAGGGCGTTGAGCAGGCTGCTGCTGATGGGCGTGTCTCCGTGTCCACGGGCGGGACGGACATCACCAGTGATACCGACATACCGACCCCGGGTCCCGATGGCGACGGTGGTGGTACCGATGCGCCCGGAGATACCTCGAAAGGTGCCCCCGATGGTGGTGCCCCGGGTGATCCCTCGAAGCTCATAACAGGCGCAGAAACAGATAAAGAAATGCAAATGCCTGAGAGGTATTGGCGACCGCCCGAAGAGGCTGAAGCAAAGAATTATAACCCACCTACAACGGATAGAATGACCCATACCCCCGGGTGGATTGAGGAGGCTCATAAACTTTATGAATTTATGGGGTCTCCAGACCTTGTTCCTGGAGGTCCTTCACCCGGTCTGGTTGAAGAACGGGCGGAATATGTGCGTCAATACTATGAACGCATGGGTGAGGGTGAAGGTTGGTTTACACCTGAGGGACGGATTAGTCGCGATAATGAAATTGGTCAATGGGCTAGAAATCAAATGTCCATGTTCAATTGGAATGTGATGATGACATTGAGTTATGCTCAAAAAATTATGTCATCTGGCGATCCTGACCTAGCACTTACTTTCCTGAATTTACTTAATATGTACGATCATTCGGACGGTGGTACTGTAGAATTTGGTAAGGCTCTTCTTAATGTTGCCTCTGACCCTACTACTTATGTAGGTCTTGGTTTTGGTAGCATTGCAGCCCGAGGCGCAGCTAAGGCCACAGCGAAAACTGGCCTCAAGAAAGCGATACAATTAGCTATCGTTGGCGGTACTGCAGGTGCTTTTGAAGGCGGTACTCTCGCAGGTGGGTTTAATCTTACTGTACAGAATATCGAGCAAGAAGCTGGCGCTCGAAAAGATATTGATTATGGTGAAGCTGGTCTTGCAACTGGTATTGGAATAGCTGCAGGGACAGCTTTAGGAGCCGGTGGTGGTCATTTAGTAGGTCGTCGTGTAGATACACTCGCGGCTGCAGGTGAAAAAGAATTAGCAAGAATACTTGGGGGTAAAACGCTTGAAGCAGAACGGATCGAACAAGATTTACCTATAGATCAAATGATTGAATTACTTGATGCTTCAAGAAAAGCAGCAGAAGAAGCTGGCCGCAGGGACGAACCAGCGGCAATTGCAGTTAAGTATCTGCGAGACGTTGATGAGTTACCTCGTAAAGCGGATGGTACTATTGATGAAACAGCCATAGCTGCTGATTTGGATCGAATTCAACGTGAGACGGTGGCTGGAGAAGTTCCTGAGGGCGGCATAAGTGTTAGAAAATCTAGGGCTACGGCAAAAGAATTAGCTGATCCAGATATATTTCATCAATCAGGTAAACCTGGGAGATATGAAATTTTTGATCAGCAAGGTAAATTATGGAGTACATGGGACGATTTAGTTGGAGCTGAAGGTGCTTATGACGCTTTAGTAAAAGCTGAAACAGGTGGTAAACCTACACTAATTGATATTACCGATGTACTTTCTGAGCGTCGCGGGGCTATATTATCATCTAAAGGTGAAAAAATACTTCCAGGCCGTAAAGGAGACCCACTTACAATTGAAGAAGGATTAGCGCGTGGGTTGGATGATGTTGAAATTGCTAAATTAGAACAGCACCCTTTAAATGTAGCAAAAAAACTGGAACGTGCCGGGTTCAAGGTAGTGCTTGGTGAGAAAGGTGATATAGCCTTTGATGTTTCCAGTATGACCAGTGCGGATGTTGAAAGAATTGAAAGAATCGCTACAGAGACCAATGTAAAAGCAAAGCCACGTGATTTCGCGGATGGTAAAGGTTATATTGCCATCCTCGGTGAACCTGCGGATGTAGCCAAATTTGCCGCTGCCGTAGTTGAGTCACTTACACCGGCTCGACTTCCAGGTGCAGAATCCTTACTTCTTGCTAAGCGTATCACAGAAATGCAAGCAACTGCACAGGCGGAAGTTGTGGCTAAAACTGCCTCTCTTCCGGGTAGTCGAGTAAAAGACCCTGCAGGTAGAGAGTTTGAAGTAATGGGCCGCACCAAGAACGGTTGGTACCATTTAAGGGATAAAATTACCGGTGAAGAGATCAATAAACGTCGTAATCAATTCGAAGTTATTGAAACTCGTCCAAAACCACAATTTGCCGGTCCAATGGAATTAGCGCCATTCACTAAATCTGCGGCCAGAATTATGGCCATGAACGAGGATGTTGTATCTGGTAAATTAGAACATGTCAAGATCACTACCGCAGAGCAAAGAACAATTGTCAAAGAATTACGTGAAATGGGGATTGATATTACAGAGAAAAAACTCGCTACATATTGGACCCCAGCCGAGCTTCTATTTCTACGGGACACGTATAATGCTCAAGCTCGTGGAATAGCTGATCTTGCCCGTATACTACAAACAGAATTAAAGGACAATGGCAGATTATCAGATTCAAGTCTAGCCATGTTTAATGAGGCACATACTCAGTTTGTTGCGACCCGGGACCTATTTTATGGGGTATCCGGTAACGCTGCTCGACAATTACAAATACTTAAAACTCGTCCGACAGATGAGGTTTATGAATTTACTCAAAGTTTGATGGACTCGATCAGTATACAGGGTGGTCGAGCCAATACAGAACGCGCTATTACTATGATAGCTGAATTTTCTATGGAAAAGAATAGAAAACCCGGCCAAACTACGACAGGCGCGATAACTAATATGTCTGAATCTATTTGGGGTAACCAGATAGCCGCAGCTATTCTAAATGTCAGATATAACATGATGTTATCAAGCTGGCGAACTCACTTCTTTAATTTTACGGGTAACTCGGCCTCTGGTATTTATCAGCACTTAATGGTTAGTCCAGTGAGGATGGGCATTAATAATATGGCCTATGCCCGGGATATTGCGAAAGGCGTGGTTAATCCAAAATGGAAACCTGATCCAGCTGATAGAATTACTCGCCATCAATGGTATGCGGAATTACGTGGCCATTACGAGGGATTTCGAGATAGTTTTGCCTTAGCTAAAGAAATTGCTATGGGCCGGGATATTGGTGAGGGTAAAGTTTGGAACGAGCTGGGTCTACGGTATAATGTAATTAATGTACCGACTTCCGGGTTTGGTAAATTAGGCACTACCCCGGTTCGATTACTTGAGGCTGGTGATGCTTTTTTCAAGAATCAGTATTACATGTCGAAGATTCATGAATTATCGAGCATTAAAGCTCGTGCAGATCAAATTATCAAGGGACAAGATTTCAAAGTACGGTATAGACATTATGTCGACAATCCGGATGCACCAATGCAAAGGATGGCTAAAGATTTTGCAGCTAAACAAACTTATACCAATGATCCAAATGTATATGGCGGGGTATTAGCAGCTTTGGCTCGGGGTGTTGCTACGGCGCAAAATCGAAGTCTTGTAGTGAACATGATAGTGCCATTTGTTCGTACTCCAGCAAATCTACTTAGCTATTCAATGGAAATGATCGGGGCTAATGTAGTTTTGTCACCCAATAAAACCTATAACGCCATCATGAAAGGTACAGCAGCAGAGAGTCAAGAGGCCATGGCCCGACTAACTGTGGCCGCTGGTCTATGGTTGGCTGTTTATGAAATGTACCAGAATGGAAATATTACTGGTACTGGCCCAAGTAATTGGGAAGAGCGCAAAGTTTGGGAGGCTGCTGGATGGCAAGCAAACTCTATTAAAGGTTGGTTCTCGGGGGATAACTGGATAGATATTGCTCGGGCTGATCCGGCTGGACAATCATTAGTTACTATTGCCTCGATTTTCGATTATTATTCAATGACCCAGCAACAACAGAAACCTGCCATGGAATGGATCGGTGCTGGGTTATTATATACAGCGGATATGATTGTGGATGAATCTTATTTATCTACGGCATCTGATGTAATTACAGCCATACAATCTAAACAAGAGTCGAAAGCTAGATCGGTAACTGCTAGTTTAATCAACTCAATGGTTGTACCTAACTTAATGCGCGATCTTCGTAAGCCAACGGATGAAACAAAAAGAGCTGCGACTAGTACTAATCTTCTAGATCAAGTGGTTAAACATATGAAGAATGCTTCACCGTGGCTTTCTGAAGATTTGCCACCACAGCGTGATTGGAAAGGTGATCCAATCAATTCATATGGCAATGCCTATGTGCGTGGACTTATCCCATTTAATATACGTAATCCAGAAAATTCTGACCCAGCCAGTATGGCATTAGCCTATGCCCGTATTCCGATATCTGTTCCCAATAAGACTATTGATTGGCCCGGTGGACAGGGTGATTCTATTGATTTGTTTGCCATGGATGAAGGTGCTGGGTTTGTGTACGATAAATATGTCGAGATTATGGGCAATATGCGGAAAATTTCGATAAATACGGCAATGAGAACTTCTGCATGGAAGCGCATGGTAAGTCTCGATAATAATGGTCCCGGCTCAGATGGGGAGGACGTATTACGTGGAGCTTTGGGAATTGGCAGTAGGATTGGCCGATTACAAATGTTAGACTTTCTCATCAAGCACAGTGGGGATAACAATACTTTTCATAGAGATAATGGTGATTTAATTATCATTCATCATCCCGTTAGTGTTCAAGAGTATATTAGGATTCGCCAGATGGTACGTAGGGAAAATATTAAAGTACCGGAGGAATTTGAACAATATAAGATACAGGAGCGTCAAACAGGTCCGGAATTTTTCAAACCAAGGTCACCCGAATAACGAGGATAGATCATGACAGTTCAAGATGTTGCCAATTTTGTCGATCATGTCGGTAATGGCATAGCCACATCGTTCCCATTTGTGTTCAGAGCGGACGACGTTTCATGGGTCACTGTTGATTTTACAACTGACATAATTGGGGTAACTCTCAACGCGGATCAAGATGCTGCACCCGGGGGAACGGTGGATTATAGTGTCGCTCCGCCAGATTTACAAGCTATCAGAATTCAACGGGTCACCCCACAGGCTCAAGATTTAGATTATGCAAGATATGATCCATTTGACTCAGAATCGCATGAGGATGCGTTAGATAAATTAACGATGGAAGTTCAGGACTTGGAGCAGGTTAGTGCATCTGGGGTCGCTTTTCTTCAAGCACAAATCGATGCTATTGTACTTGGAGCCACAGGTCGTTTTCAAGACTTAACTGACGTTGACGATCTCCATGATCTCATGTTTATAGGCCCGGTTATTAATTTTAATGCCCAGGCAATGAATGATTTTACTATCCTGAATCAGTCAATAGGCAGCGTAGCCGGTGTCGCCGTCATAGATTATAAATTGGGCATGGGTGTCACACTTACTCTGACCGAGAACGTGACCACCCTTACTTTAAGCAATATCCCGGCCACCAATCTGGCGCAGATCGAGCTTGATATTCGGCAAGACAGTGTGGCCCGGACTATTGCGTGGCCGGCAGCAATACTGTGGCCCGGTGATACGGAGCCGGATATAACTACTGTTGACAGCATTACTCAGGTGCATTTGCGGACGACTGACGGTGGAGCTACGTGGCTTGGCAGCTACGTGGAGAACGAAAGCTAATGGGCCTCATTCTGGGTCATCATCTTCCGCGTGGTGGCGGTGGTTCATTTTTTAGCTCGCCATTTGTTTTATACGATAACGAATACATACATACAGGTGCTACATCAGCACAGAATGGTGTCAATTTCAGACCTGACAGTATTGGTAGATTGCAGACTATCCCTAACGGGTTTTTCGATTGGGTTAATGTTCCTGATATACCGCTGCAATATTTTGAGGATTTACCTGTAGCGCCGCCCGGTGGTGGTTTATTCGCTGTCAGAGAAGAATCAAATGCAACTGGTATTCCGTGGATGTTCAAGCCACAGGTACTAGGCGTATGGCACCGTATGACAAGCGATGGTGCATGGAGTATTGGCAAGCCGTTAGCAGGGCAAACGGTAGAACGTACAAGCGTATTTGAAATGGCACTATGGGCTGATACCAGTGTTGTACTAGCACGCGCCACAATACAGGTTAAATATATCAGACCATGATTAAACTGCTCACACAAATTCGACAAAGGTTATAAGATCATAGGATACGAGTGAATGGCATTATGACTAATACTCAAACAGTTAAAGAACGGGGTATTCGCATAGGGATAAATCAACTTGTCACCTATATTACTCTTATACCTGTCTTCTGGTTCGTTTTGCAGCCACTTCTTATCGATGCAATGGCTGAGGACATTAAAGCCATAGTAGCGGACCAAACCGAGCCGATCAACAATGCTTTTGTCGCTCTACTTCAACGCGATATCAATGCTACAAGAAAGGAAATGGCAGCGTTAAGATTTCGTGAAAGAACAGATGATACGTGGATTCAGGACGATGCCGAATATCTGGCCGATCTGGAGATTCAATTAGACGCTCTTGTTGAAGCAAAAAATGCCCTACAAGCAAATATTATATGATTTATATTGACCAAGGTGTAATAGATGTTTAGTTTTGGAACATCAAGCGAATGCAAACTAGCGACAGTTGATTTTGAACTTGTTCGAGTGCCCCGTCTGGTTATGACATGGGGCATCTACGATTTTACAATCGTCTGGGGCTGGCGTTCTGATGAGCAACAAATGGATGCATTCCTATCCGGTAACAGCAAAAAGAAAACCGGCAGTTATCATCAGGT